TAGCGAAGCCGCCGGGCTACCTCATGGAGTTGTCGGGCGTATTCGATGGTGCTTATCCTACTGCTGGCATATTATCGCAGATGAGCCTTCCAGAAGGGCAAAGCGAGCTTATTCAACTGCCGGATGAGGAATTAAAGAAACTGCCGCCTGGAATAATGACCTATGCCTCGTATGGCTCTAATAGCGGTAGACTGTTGACCTATCACAAAAAAGATGACCTTGCAAAAGGCAATACTTTTTCAGTCCCCGATTTATCAAAACCGAAAGGAAGTGACCAAGAGATGAGTGAACCCGTAACCTATACTCAGGAACAAGTAGATGCTCTGATAAAAGAAGCTGTCGACAAAGCAGTAGCCGAAGCTCTGGCTAATGCGCCTGCTGTTGACCCCCCTGCTACCCCCGAGGCGTTTATGACTCAGGAGCAAGCAACCGAAAAGCTGGGCAAAGAGTTACCCGCCGACAAGGTTCTGACCTACGCTAAAGAGGGCATGGACTATATGACCCAACTGGTGGAAGATGCTGTGGCAATGGGTGTAAGGGCGCAAGGCAATGACTTTCCTGCTGAGACTTGGAAAAATACCTTTGCTGGCATGGGTTCTCAAGGCATTAAGGATATCATGGCTACCTTCGAGAAACAGGCGAAAGAAGAAATCCCGACTGACAGACAGTCAAGCGCATTTAATCAGCAAACTATCGCGCAGACCCTTCCTGATGACGCTTTTAAGGTTGGAAGGTAGCAGACCCTAGCAAACACATAACTACCCTAAAACAAGCCGCTAAATTAGCGGTTATTTTTATGCCTATCAATAACAGAAAGGAAGTGTTCACAAATGGCAAGAGGTGGAATTGACCATGAAGGAATTGGCAAACTTGGAATGACTTATAAAGCTGATGCGGCCTTAGCAGCTGCTGTTGCTACTGCTGGTGGCATCGGCACTACTGCTGGACGCGCTGCTGTAATCGGGAAGGCTGTAACTTGGAGTGCTAGCCCGTTTGAGGCTGGCTTTGGCAATGCTGGCGACCCTCTGTTGGGTGTTGTTGAGTCCTATGACCATGACGACAACATGACTGTTTTAACCAGAGGTTATGCCTATGCTCCTGGAGTCTCCGATTCCCTGCCTAACCCAGGCAATGTTTTAGTAGTTGATGGCTCTGGTGCTGTTATGGCATCTACTGGAGCTGTTGGAGTTGCTCGCGCTGATGTGGTTATGACAACTGGTGTAACCGGACCTGTAATGGTCTTTATCGGTTAATCGAAAGAAAGGAAGTGAAATAATAATATGCCTAAATTTACTTTAAGCAACCTGACCCCTGACCTGTACCAGCAGGCGCATTCGCAGGACATGACCCTTTCAATGCTCTTAGAAAGCTTGGACCCTGCTACTGAAGGTAGCGGCTTAGATGCTTTTGAAAGACTAATGAAAGAGGCTGGAATCCTCACCAAAACCGTTCGCGACAAAAACATCTTCTCATCCAAGGTAGATGCTTTCTACCGGACCAATGAGAGCAAGATACTGTTCCCCGAGTATGTGGCAAGAACCTTGGTACAGGCCATGACCGAGTTCCCGATATTTAACTACCTTGTGGCTACTCGTACCCCGATTGACTCTAACGTTTATAAGGCATCTTACCTTGACTGGGACGACGCCGATAACAAGAAAGCAGTCGAGATGCGGCGTGTAACTGAAGCTGCTGACCTGCCCTTGGCAAGAATCAAGCTGGGCGATACTGCAATCACCCTCTACAAGTATGGTCGTGCAGTAGAAGCATCTTATGAAGCCTTGCGGAGAATGAGCTTGGAACTCTTCGAGCGTCATATCAATAGGATTGGCACTGAGGCGGCTAACAATAAAGTGTCTGAAATCCTGACCGTTATTAAAGACGGTGACGGTAACAGCAATGCTGCGCCGGAACATAAAGCAAAAGACCTTGACTCATCTTCCGGTGCTGTCTTAACCAAGACCGCTTGGATTAAATTCCTGCTCAAGTTCTATCCTTACGGTTGCGATACTGTCGTGGCTAATGAGGACGGACTGTTGCAGATACTTGAAGTGCTGTACCCGGCATCTACCGTTGCATCTAAGATGGACGAACTGTTAGCCAAGGGCTTGAATGTTAGCACTACCCTGCCGCAGGACCTAGTAGTCAATACTACCCTGCTTTATAACCCCGGCATTGATAAGATTGGCGGCAAAGAAGCTATTTACGGCCTGAACCGGAGCAACACCATTGAGGAAATCTTTGAAGTTGGTTCGACTATCAGCGAAGCTGACAAGTTTATCCGCAACCAGACTCAGATATTGACCATATCCGAGAATAGCGGATTCCGCAAAATCTTCAAGGACGGTGCTAGAATACTGACCCTTGAATAGAAAGGGGTGATTCCCCTATGGCCAATAAGATACTAAAAACTAAGGGTTTTGAAGGCCGCATCCGCTCTAAATTGGGGGTTGATGCGGCTTATATCCCCGATGCTGACATTAATCAACCGGATATTGTGCTAATCGCTGAAGCAAACATCATCAGAGTAGTACCCGACTATGACGCTCTTACCGGCGACGATTTAATCTACCTTGAGGCTGCTACCGTCTGTGAGTGCGCTATCCTGCTCTGCCCTTCAATGCCTGCGAGATTACCGGTCAAAGAGCAGGGGCCAAGCTTCACGCGTGAGATTGAAGTTGACTGGACCGAAAAGCAGGTAAAACTCGAAGCTGAGCGGGACAGATTTATAAGTAACATTAGCACTGTTGCCTATATTGACGTTCCGCACTTCGGGTTATGTTAGAAGGTGATGCTGTTGTCTTATGCAAGCAAATACTTAGAGGCTCATGGGCAGGATGCGACGATTAACCGCAGTCCATCGGCAACCACTAAGGTAAGTATGAAACGTTCGACCAAGGCCACCCGTGACCCTGGGGTTAGGGATGCAGCATGGGAAGGATTAGCAGGGGCAGAATCTGCTTTAGCAGGCGGCGAGATAATGACCGTTGGGCTTGACAAGTATTTAGTCCAATCGGTCAATGCCGACGTTGCCAGCGGTGAGTTAAGCTTCTTTGCCGTTAAGACTAATGCTGTTTTGACTCCCCAGCGGATTACTGCCTCGATGGACGCTGATAACAATATCGTTGAAACGTGGTCGTGGAATCCTAGCGGTACTATAGCAGATGCTTTCGGGCAAGTGATAACTTACAGTTTAAGGCAATACGACCCCGGCTTGCTTGAATCGTCCCGGTATATCTTTTACCTGCCTGCTGATATCGGGCTACAGGTGATGGACAGAGTCGTATTGGCAAGTGAAAACCTGATGGTTAACGCTATCGACCCGCTGATGCTTGAAGGCATAGTCCGTATTCAGGCTGGTAGCGATACGAGAGCTTAACAAACAAATGGAGGTAAGGCGATGCACACAGAATACTTGGGCGAAAATTATCACTGGGAGATTCGCAAACTGCTAGGGGCAAGCGATATATTATGTCCTGATTCGATTATTGATGCTGAATATAACATTGGGGCCATGAAAATGATTATGACTCAAAAAATGAAGGACGTAGCGCGGATAGACAGTGAAGAAAAATTCCAAAAGTTGTCGAAGGCGGCTAGGTACTATTTAGTCGCTGTAATCTGCGTGGCTTTAAGAAGTAGAACCGCTGTGGCTCCTTACAACACATCAAAATACCGGAGAGACTGGGACAAGATTAGGGGCAAATGTCTATCAAAGGCCGAGAAAATTATGCATAGCCTGAGAGCCTATTAGGGGGTGATTCTATCGGCGTAAGATTTAACACTACCGCTTGTATTGCCGCTCTAAGACTTCATATTATCTCTGCCTTAAAGCAGATTCAGACGGAGTATTTACTCGATGCTCAGAGTCATATGCTGACCCCTGAAGGGCGCGAGAGTTTACGCGCTGATGAGTTAGAAGTGCTCGGTAATTTTATCACAGCTAAGGTAGTCGGTGGAGCTTATGCGGCAATGGACAATTTCGGAAAAGGCTCGTTGATGGATGAAGATAACCCTGCCCTCGCTGATTACAAAAATAGCGACCTTTGGAACCCTGCTCGACGTGACAACACAATTCGTAGTCGCACCCGCGGTCCGTACACTAATATTTTTGGTGAAACGGTAGAGTCGAAGTCCAATGTCGGGGGCATTGACCTTGAGCAAAAAGGCGGTAAATTTGCACCGCAACCACCGTCACACGCACTAGAAACTGCCGCTAGATGGATGAGGAATGGGCGCATACAAGCTAAATGGCAAGAGTCGCTAAGAGCCTTCCCGTGGGGAAGGTTTTTTGTTGTCACGAAAGATTAGGGAGGTGATGCCATTGTTTTGAGCCTGAGAAGGATTTAGCCAGATTACAGACCTTGTTTATGAACGATGCGGACTTGCTTAAGACACTGGGGTTAGAGTCCGCTACACCCATCCAGAGGGCTGAAAAGATTATCAAGCGGTCACAATGGGATAACCTCGTAACGGCTGAAAGGCGACTCTGCTTATATTTCAGA